TTTCTTTCTTAAAAGATTTACCACAGTATTGACATTTGTGCATTTTATTTTTTCAACAACTCTTTGATTTGTTTTTTATTCATACCGTGTTCTTCAAACAACTCAACAAAATCTTCTTTTGTTTTAGTACTAATAAAAATTTCTACTTCGTCATCATTTAAATGACTGTAATTCTCTATAACCCATTTTTGTACTTTGCTTTGTTTCATTGCCTTGCCGGGTGCTATCCAAGGATGAAATGTAGTTTTTCCTAACCCAACTAACTGCATTAATTGATGTTGCAATTGTGGATGTTTACGTAATTTATTGAAGTGTACATTAACTACTTCATTTGTCCATTCTAAATAATGTTCGCTAAACATCTTATCGCCACAACTACTAGTATAACGCATTAATAACCATATTCCTACTTTCTTTTTTTCTTCTTCAGTAAGACTATCATACCAAGCTCTGTCTTTAGTATCTATTGCTTTCATTTCTTCTTTGATGTTTAACTTATTTGACAATGATTACTTCTCCTTCAGTTTCTATCCAAACTTTTGCACCACATGATAATGGCTTGTCTGGACTATATACTACTTTTGAATCACCTTTGATAACAACTTCGTGTGCGTAGTTATTATTTTTAGATGTTTTACATGTTAACACAGGTTCTCTTTCGCCTGTTTTACTATTGCGTTTTATAACGTGTTGATTAACATGTATTCTAGTCTTCATTGTACTACCAAAGCTCACTAATGTCAAGTATTTCGGGCAATTTGTTTGCTTCTTTTACAAATAATACACAAGGAGGATTTTCTCCATCATGTAATGGAACATTCAGCAAATGTCCAAACTTTAATTTAGGTGCATACCATTTTACATCTGTATAGATATTAGTAATATTAACATCTAAATATTTTGGAGTATATCCGGTTAATGGATTAAATGCAAATACACTAAACCCTCTGTCATTTAAGCTCATTAAACTAAGTACTTCTGGATTCCCACATTCGGGATCACAAATTACTATACTCCAGTCCAACGGCATTGTTATTGAATGTTGTCCAATTTGAATAACTGCCGCAGGCGCATAAAAACTTTCTAAGAATACCAATGGAATAAAATAATAATCAATATGTCCTGGATTGCTGTAATCTAATATGCTGTATCGTAAATCTTCTATTGTATCTGGTATGTCATCTAGCTCATACGTCTTGTTTTCTACTGTTAATATCTTCATATTTTTTCCTTATTGCCAATCCACTTTTTCTATAGTAAATGGATAGTTCGCTTCTTTATAAAATTTCTTACGTTGTGTTAAGTGTCTTTTACTAAATTTTGCTGAACTCGTAATGTCCCATATTTGAACATTGTCTTTGTCTTCTGCTTTACGTATTCCACGACCAATACTTTGAATTACTCTAACAAAACTTTTGCCAGGTTCAATAAGTACTAGATTAAAAATACGTGGTATATTAATACCAACTGCCGCAACTCCATATGTTGCTACTACAATTTGATTAGTGCCTTCGTTAATATCATCATAATGATCTTTACGATCTGTTGACTTCATTGAGCCACTAACAAAGTTAGCATGTGGTAAATTATCACAAATTAGTCCACCTGCTTTAATTCTGTCTACTAATACAAGTGTGTTACCCGATTCTGCAATATTATCAATTAATCCACTTATATGTTTCATACGATCTGTATTTGTTGTAAGATAAGTTAGCTCACTTTGATAATTATTATACTCTGCAAACTCTTTTAACTGAACAACATTAACATGACACTGACTAAGTACATCCATGTCTTGTAATTCACTTGCACTAAGTCTGTTAGTTACTTCGCCTAAGCATGCTTGTAAACTAACTTTTTCGTGATCTGCTTTTGGTATAGTTCCTGTTAGTCCCCAACGAAGTGGAATGTGTGCAAACTCTTTTGTTAACAAATCTTTAAGTACATCTGCTTTTGCTTGATGTACTTCGTCTACTATAAGACAAGTTACATTTTCAGTGAAGTCATGTAAACTAAGCTCAGCAAGCCCATCACGAAAACGTTTCCTTATACTATTTAAACTTTGCCATGTACAAATTGTATGGGTATGTCCTAATTCTTTTTTATCGCCAAAGTAAACTCCAACGTCTAGTCCTAAGTTTGCATAATCATCAGCAGTTTGCCTTACCAAATCTTTGTTTGGTACAATAACTATTGACCTTCCATATTTTTCTACACGTTCACTAAGTGCTGCGGTAACTAATGTCTTACCGGCGCCAGTTGCAATTTCTTGTAAACAATGAGGTGTTTCTAAAAACTTATTTACAATCTCAATTTGATAGTCACGTAATGTAATGGGCTCTCCTGCCATTTGGTGTTTTTCTGGCCAGAGCTTATGTTGAAATGTTGTCTCATCTACAGTTGGAAAGTCAAACTCATACTTGCTTCTTAGATCATCAATATCAATTTGATAACCTTGTTCCATTATGATAGGTAATACTTTGTCTAGTAAGTTAGTATATGTAACACCGCCTACTGTAAAGTAACTTTGACATCCATCCCATCTGCCTAACTTGTATGCTGGCACATGAAATGCATATGGTAAAAAGAACTTTAATTCTTTTTCACATTTCCTACGAGTGTTAACATCAAGTCCTTCAACTTTACAGTTAACTTCGTCTTTTAAGATAATTTTACATTTCATATTAGTATAATACACTATTGTATAGGATAAGTCAAGCTCGAACGCTTGATTATGTCAGATATTTTAAAAGTAAATAAAGACAGAATAATGTAAATGAAATTGATACAGCTAATGATATCCAAAAACCATTCTGTAATACCATGTATGCAAAGATAGGAAAGAAAACTAAACTTACGACTACGAAGTAAACTGTTTCCTTTGCCAGTTGAGCGAACACTTCTGGTTGTACTCCACTAAGATGCATAAAGATAACACTTATTACACTACCCAATGGTATTCCTAATATTAATGCACCCATTGTTGGATTACCACGCTCGGCAGCAGTTACTACACCTGCGATAACTAGCCCGCCTATAATTGCTTTAATTACGAATTCCATCTTGTATTTATGTCATAAAAAAAGCCCCGAAGGGCTTTTTCTTTTTAAATTTTATTATGCGGCTCTTCGCATACAAGTGACTTCAGCAGTTCGTTTCCACTTTTCATCACCAAAACTCTTTTTAAGATCTGCAAGTTTAGTTACCATTCTCAAACTAATCTCACGCATCTTTTCTTTGTTCTCAAACATGAAATTCATTAAGTCGTTTTGTTCTTCTGCTGTAAACTGATATTCATTAAGCATACCGTCTGCAACAATCTGCTTACAACGTAATACTTTTTCACGCATTGTATCCATTGTAAGATCTAAGTAGTGACATCTTGACATAATAGCCGCTAAGTGATCTTTAATCTTACCACGTACATTATCAAATTTAAGGTTAGTAATAAATATAACACTACCTTGGAATTCAAAAGTATCTGGAATTCCTTCACGTCTTAGTAATGCACTATCTGTATTCCAACTTAGTTTACGTTTCTTACAAGAATCAAGTGCCGCTTTAAGTAAGTTAAGACTTGTCTCATCATACAATACTGTATCACAATCATCTAATACTAGTACATTATTTTTATCTGCATTTTCAAACAAAACTTTATACAAACCAATTGCACTTGAGGCACCTTTGATAACTTCAAAACGTAATTTGTTACCTGCTAGTGTATCAAACAAACTATTCTTTTCTAATACTTGTTCAACACCAAATGATTTACCAACGCCTGGAGGTCCTGTAACAACCATACCACGCACAACACCATCAATTGACGCTTGCGTCATGTCATCTAAAATTTGAAAACGTTCACGCATACGTTCAATAATTTGTGCATCTGTTTCATTTGGATTATCCTTCACATTATTGGGAAGAACTTCTACAATTGTTTCGCCTTTTTTACTTTTACGAACTTTTTTTAGTTGCATTTGTGCCATTTATTAAACTCCTGTTTTTTATTAACTATACTTACAGTATACAGTAAGACTTCTTACTTGTCAACCTTTTATTTCAATCTTTTTTTGATGTTTTATTCATAGAATTGGGCCCAATGCGAAAAAGGGCCCAATTATGTAGTTTGGTGGGTATTATACTAATACTCTTTTTTTAGAAATAGTGTATTCGTTAGCTGCTCTACCAACATCACCAGTTTCAACTGCTGTTGCTCTTACGTTAAAACCTTCATCTCTTAATTCAGAAAGTCTTGCACCCGGAGATGCGATGTCTAATTTGTCTCTTAGATCATCCATAGTAAAAGATTTACCTGTACCCCAGAATTTAGCTAGGATTCTTTGGTTTTGAGTACCTTCTTTGAAAAATTTAGTACCCACTGCTTTTGTTTTTTTAGTTTTTGGCATTTTAACTCCTTTTTATTATTAATTATAATAACTTAATGTTATTGTTAAATATAATATATACTAAGAACGTAATTCTGTCAACCTTTTAAAAAACCCTTATATTTGTAGGATTTTTACCCTATTTACAAGGGTTTCTTTAGCATTTGAGTACTTTGATAGCTCATGTTTGTTAACTGTACCACGAATTTTAATGGTTTTATCCGAAATAATATCACTAATATCCGGTTGATCTCGCCACCAAAACTTAATAATATCCTTTTCAGCGTAAACTGTAGTAATCATATAAACATCACTAGTTTGAATAAACTTAACATCTAGTACTTTTACATTAATATCGTATCTTTTGCCACGATTACCAAAATACATACTGCTATGCTTTAGTGCAGACATTTTATCTTCAACTGCTTCACGCTTTTTGTCAATTACTACACTATGTGGTAAACTAGCAATAATGCTTACTGCAAACTTATTAACATTTGGCTCTGATAATGCTTTAGCAACATTTTGCTCAAAATTATTGAGGTTATTAGTCATCTTTTTGATCATTAATTTACCATTAATAGTATCAATAAGATTATTAGCATATGTAATCTCTTCTTCGGTAAACGACATCTTTGGATCTTCTAGAATATCAACAATACAAGTTTTATTATCTTGTATTTCAATAGGTTCACCGCTTTGTGTATCAGTATCGGTGTAACCTTGTCCACTACGGACAAATCCTTGATCTTTATAAACCAAGACTGCGGCACACATTACGTCAATAACTGTGATAGTTGGCCATGGTGTTTTGTTCATTTGTGACTCCAGTGGTAAAATTAAGTGTTTATTGAACATTTTCTATTTATAAGTATAGTATACGGCAAGAAGTCTTGCTTGTCAACCTTTTTATAGTGAAATATCTTCTAAACCTGCTGCTCTTAATTTAACAACATTATTAATCTGGAATTGCTTGGCTTCTAATGCCTTAATAATGCCTATGTATTTGTTTCTTACCAAACTAAAGTCGTTGATAAGATATTGTAAATCTACTACATCTTGTTCGCCGTCAACAAACTTGTCTGCATCACGCGAGCTAAGTGCTTTATTGTAGTTTTCTAAAAACTTACGAAATGTTTTGGATCGTAATGTACGCATTTCAGTATGTAGGAACTCAAGTATTGCTTCTACTTCCTGTAATTGATTAAATCGATGCTCTACAATACCAGGCATATCTCTACTTTGCTTTTCTAATACACCTTTCATACTACACTCAAATCGTGCTTCATCAATTTGCTTTTCATAGTGAGAGATAGCCTGAACTATCTCTCCTAAATTTCCTGTAACTTTACGATACCATACACTCATTAGTATTCTAACTCCTCGTCATCTTCATTATATTCATCAAAAACATCTTCATCTTCTTCTTCTTGCTCTAGGTGTTCATCGAGTGCTTCACCTAAGTATTCGCAATGATCAGCTATTTCTTTATATGCTGGTTTTAGTTCAAATCCGAAGTCGAGAAGCTGATATATAGTTCTTCGAGCATATTCGGGCTTGTCCTTGTCAGAAATAAAGTTTGATGCTTCGTCATATAAGTTAAATATAAACTCAAAATCACCTTCATCAAGATTCATTCACCACCTCCGTTGTAGTTTCTTCAATATTATCCATAATTTCTTCTTCTGCATCAGCTACCTCATTGTCATATTCTGACATAACGATATCTAATGCGCCGTCCTTGTTTGCATTCCAAGGTTTACGAAACATTTTAATTATTTCACCTGTTACAGGGCTAGTATATTCTAAACTGTTTCCACTTTTCTTTAACAAACCTTTTGCTTCAAAGAAGTCAGTCAAGCCACTATATGGGCTCATACCTGTTTCATATGGGATTTCAACTTGTACACTTTCAAATGGTTTAGCATAACGAGATTTCATTACCTTACATGCTGCTCTAATACCAAATACTTGTGATGTTTTGTTACCGTCTGCATCAACTTTAAGTTTAAGTTTACGCATTGCAATAACAATACTACTTGCATAGATAAAGCCTTGTCCGCCTGAGATCTTATCATCTGGATCGAACATGTCCTGTGATGCATATGTATGGTTAGTTGCTAGTAGTCCTACATTGTACTGTCCAAACATATTAACTGTGTTACGAACTAGTGCAGTTAGAGCCTTTGGTTTACGACCCATGTCACCTTTCATATCACCTTTATTAAATTGATCAACATCAGTAGGTGTTAATAGCATACCTAATGAATCAACTACAAACAATACTTTAGGACGATCTTCTGATTCTGATTCGGCATATTCTGCCTTGTAATCTTTCATAAAGTCACTAATTGTTTTAGCAACATCATCAATCATACTCATGTTTAGTTTAAGTAGTTTTTCTGGACTAGTGTCTACATTTAATGCGTGTAGCCATTTCTCATCTAATGCGTTTTCACTATCAATTAGAATAACAAATATGCCTTGTTCTTGTGCTGATCTAACTACATTACCTGCCGCAATAAACGATTTACCTGCGCCTGATTCTCCTGCTAGAACAGTTACCTTACCTAGTGGAATTCCTTTGTCGAATTCATTACTAATAAGTTTGTTTAATGTGTAATTTCCTGTACTAATCCAAGTGTCAGGGTCGTTAAAGCCTACGCTTAACCCAGGAACACTTTTAGTAATAGCTTTTCGGAATTTACTTACGTCAAATGGTCTTGCCATAATGTTTTTTCTCCTATGTTAAAGTGAGGGCACTAAGGACCCTCACTCAATTTATATTACTTATTGCTTACGATTTCTAATCTGTGCTAGAATATCTTGAGCACTTGGCTGATCACCTGCTGGTGCTGCCGCTGGCGCCACTTCAGCTGTTGCCATTTCTGGCTCTGGTGCTGGTGCTGGCGCTACTGCTTCAGCAACTGGTGCCGCTGGAGCTGGTGCTGGTGCTGGTGTTGGTGGTGGAGTAGTTGCTGCCGCTTCAGGTTTTGCTCCTGTAGTAGCTGGTGCATCCACACCATATGGACGATAGTACTGACCAAAACGTGCTGGATCATACAGTTGTCCATCAACACTTGCTTCGAACATTTCAAAGATAGCATTTAGATGCTCTGCATCAGGCTTCTTAGGTAAGAAGTCATTTAGATTATGCAGATTATGTGTTGCAATTGCATCACGTTCTGTTTGATCTAAACTACGTTCTCTACGAGCCCAATTAGATGTTGAATAGTCAGCATATTGACCTTTGGTAGATTTTCTAATTACGAAATCTGTACCAGCTTCATAGTCTGTAGGAATTTCCTGGAATTCAGGATCCATTAATGCTGAACTAATGATTTTATAAATTTGAGGTGAAATAACAAAACGTCTAATAGGATTCTCAGGTACTGAGTCTTCCTGTAGATCACTTTGTGTTACAAAGCCTTGGAAAATGTAACTACGTTTTTTCCAATACTTACGACCCATGTCTTCCATTGTAGGGTCTTTAAACCAAGGACGAATTTCTGCATGTACTGGACATGTATCTCCCCACATTTCAACACAAGGTACTTGTATTGTAACTGGTTTGTTTTCGTCGCCGCCTTTTACACCTGGAAATGATAGACGGATCATTTGACGTTCTTTCCAAAAGAAAGTGTTGTCGGGATCTGCGTCTGGGAGGAATCGTAGTGTTGCACTACTGCCTTCTGGAATATTCCAGTGTGTGAAGATAGCGTTATCGCCGCCACCTTGTGATGAGCCTGAGCTCTTAGTTTCCTGTGCTTGTAATTTTGCACGGATTTCTGCTAAAGATGCCATTATTAGTTTCTCCTATATTAGCCTTTATTTGTAGCAAAACTTATAGTTCTGCTTTGTCTGTGTAGCTATTGCTACTTTGCCTTTGTGTAGCTCTTAACTACTTTTGCCTTTAGTTGCCATTACAGTATATAACAAATTGTGCCTACTGTCAAGCACTTTTTAAAGAAAAATTATGCAATCTTTCTTCTTAGACCACGTAACGTAGCTTCAGCAAGATCTTCCATTGCTGGTTCCTTTGCTGGAGCCTTGTTATTTTTGTCTAAATATGCTGCAATCTTGGCCAATAATATAACATGCTCTTTTGGCAAGCTATACATTTCGCCTGAAATTTGACTTAGTAAGTTAAATACTTCGTCATTTTTACTGTTCATTGCTAGATAAGATAAGTGTGATACTAACTTAGCCATTGCACCGTTACCACCTGAATATTTAATTGGATCTTCGTTATCCGGATGTTCTGGGTCATTTGGATCAATGTTAAGTTTAAAATCTTCCTTGTTTTTAATCATGTCGTATAAACGATTCATGTTAGTTTTTGTTAGATCTGTCATACTATCTCTCTCCTTTACAATACGGGCTACTGTTTCTAAAACTGCATCCATGTTCGCAGTTTCAAATGTATTGTACATGAACTTGTCAGTTATGTCAACCGCTTCTTTATCTTTTTCTTCTACAATCGCAGTAGTAGGAACTTGATAGTTGTTATAACCTTTTGAAGTCTGTAGACTCTTAACTGTATTCTTAAATTCTTTTAATTTTTGTTTAACTGTTTCAACAATGTTTTCATTGCCTTCGTTTGTTAATTTGTTTGTACGCACATGTCTCAAAAACTGTGTACATTGTGCTACTTCTGTACATAAATTAACTATTGATTCACCAATTGCATCATATGGCGTTCCGCCATTGCTTACATGGTTGGCCATAGCTTTAGCGCCTTGTAAATATTTGTGTGGGAATCTAAATCTCTCTCCTGCACTGTTTTCAATAAACAATGCTTTGATGTTACGTGATCTGCTACCACGCACTTCTTCATTAACACCTTTTGTATGCTTAATAATAAGTTTAGTGTTTTCTGGTAATTGAATATAACTTGTTTTTAGGCTACCTGTTGCAGGTTTATAACCTTCTACAACCTTAGTGTTTTCATAAAATTCTTCTTCTTTTTCAGCACTTGCCATTTCTTTACAATCACTACATCTGCCATGTCCGTTATCAACGTCCATAATTGGGGCGCCGCAACAATTACTTACATAACCGTCTTCCATCTCATCACCTGGTGAATATGATTCAGTTTCAGTTTCAAGTAATTCGCCTTCATTCATTGATTCAACAAATACTTCTACCATGTCATCGCCATTACGCAATGCACCTTTTTTAACTTTTACGTTTTCTTTGCCGTATTTTGCTATTGCTTCTTCTGGAGACATACTAGTTTGTTTCCAACGCTTTTCTGCTTCATTAGTTTGACGCTTTTCTGCTGCACAATCATCACATGTGTCAATGTCGCCGTCTGTTTCGTCTTTAATCCATTCGCAATCAGCACAACCTTCTGTGCCTTCTTCAATTGGTTCTTTTCTAATACCAGATAGTTCTTTTAATCTGCGAATTTCTTCATCTTCTTTTACTACATCGTGTGCGAAGTCTTTTAATTCAATATTCTTATCAAATTTTCTAATGTTATATTCTGCCATAGCGTTGTGTCCTGCTTTTTTAATACTATTCAATAAATCTTTGTGTTCATTAAAATTGAAACTAGCTCCTGCTTGTACAACTAGTTCAACTCCATCTTCTTCTTCTCTAATCGTGATAAGAAAATCATTATCATATGCGTAAAATCTCGCTGATATTTCAGGATCTAATGTTTTATTTCCCATTGGATCAAACAATTTTAATTTAATGTTTGCACCCTTTAGGATGTTAAAAATCTCTTGTGATAGTTGCATTGTATAGTATTCCTTTAATGTATTTATCAATTATTGCATTATATTAGACTAAACGGCATTGGCTCCATACCATCGCCATCTTCAAAATCATCGTTTAAATAGTCAAAAGCGTCTTCTTCATACTTAGATACTTCTAAACTCATACGCACTATTAAGTTGACTGCCATTACAAGGTCATCGTGTTCACCGTCTTTGGCTGCATAACTATTGCCACGTGCAATAAATGTTTTTAATTCTCTTAATAAAGGTTTACTTGCTATTTCTAGTTTCTCTGTTTCAACCCAATATTTTAATTTACTACATGCACTAATTTTTGCTTTGTGTGTAGTTGTAAAGCCTCGTCTATAACGTTTAGCATTACCATGTTGTCTTGTTTCACTTAAAAATGTACCTGGAAAATTTTCTTCGCCTGTTTCTTCTACAACAACTAGTGCTGCTTCACCTAATGTATTGTTTTCCATACTGTAATATATTTCACAATCACCATTTGTTTCGCTTTCTATAAACTGTGCTATTTCTCGCAAAATTTTTATCTGCCCTTGAACTGTTGTTCTATTATGCATCCATTCTGCTACTTGTTTCATCCCTGGCATACTATACACTTGTATAGCACTGTTATCTCCACCTGTACCCAAACTAGGATCTAATGCTATCATATATAATTTGCCCTTGGCAACTGGTGCATACCAGCGTACTTGTCCTGATATAGCGTATGGATCACGTGCTTCCATATTACTAAGTTTAATACTATCAATTAGTGTTTCATCAAATGCAATAAACTCACATTTATGTTCACGTCTAAATCGTTCTTCACCAATTTTACCTTGTTCTATATCTGCCCATTCTTGATCTCTGTCCGGGTGTACTTCCCATGTAGCAAGATAATGTGCAAATCCATTAATACCCTCGTTTGTTGCATTACCAAATTCGTCTTGATTCTTTTGTGCATCTCTCCAAATTTGTGCAAATTGATCATCGTCCATATTTGGCGTTGATGTAATAATACACTTACCACCTGTTGCTAGTGTAGGAGACAGTGAAGTCCAAAATTCTTTGGCTATGTTTGGACGCACAAATGCAAACTCGTCTAAGTATGCTAACGATATACTTAAACCACGTCCAGTATTTTCTGTTGTTGACTGTGCTACGATACGAGATCCGTTATCAAATTCCAACGATCCTTTGTTATATGCTGTAACACCAGCTCTTATATAATCCGGTAATGTTTCGTATGCAAAACGTATACGTTGCATAATTTCACTGGCACCACTATACTTGTGTGCCGCTATAAGAATAGTTTGGTCTGGATTAAACATTGCATACCATAACAAGTATCCTGCTGCACAAGTACTTTTACCTGTTTGTCGTGCAAGCATACTAATACTGTATCTATTATTGTGATATGTATCTACTAGTTCTTCTTGGAAATCATATAGTGCAAATTTCATGCGACCTTGTGTAGGATGCTGAATATAACAGTGTTCCTTCATAAAGTGTTTAGGGTCTTGTGTACATAAAGCAAGTTCTAATAACTGCTCTTCTGTGTATTTTTCTTTTCTATATGGGGTTTTAGTTAATTTTGTATCTACTGCCATTAGTGTCTCCCAAATGCCCAGTGACGTTCTTTACACCACCAGCATTCGCCACAGTGTGTTATCATCCAGTCTGGTTCATCTTTGTTGTGTCGTGCCTCTTGTTCACAACTTCTAGTATATGGAAATAAAGTTTCCATCATATCAAAATGTTTATACAAATATGCTACCATACGTTTATCTACTTCCATTAACGGTGTCCAACGTGTTATTCCTGGTACATATTCTCTAATTATCATTCTACCATGTCCTGCATCGCGTGGTTCATGACGACCTTCTAATAATTCAACTATTTCCATTGGAGGATTTTGTGTAGTTCCATGTAAAGTAAATGTTATTCCATGTAAATCTTGTTGCATTTTTTCTACCTCATCTAGTTCTGATCTAATTTGATCTGTACTATAAAATGTATAATGGCTTTTAATTAATTTAGTTCCTGTGAGATGGAGTACTTTATCGAGTACATTAGTACTCCATTTAGCATTGTACCAGCCTTTAATAGGATTAGCTGATGTTATAACATGTAGTTCAGCATCTGGTATATGTTTTTCACAGTATTGTATTAACATCCATAACAGTATAGCACTATCGGCTCCACCTGAGATGTTAATGCAAATCTGTTTATGTGGTTCTGGTACAGTAAAATGTATAGTTTGACCAAAACTATCTGTATATGTTTCAATAGGTCTTTTCATATTACTATTTATAAAGAAAAAACGGCGTAGTTAATTAACTACACCGCTTTAATTTTCACCTGGGAGGAAACGTGAACTTTTATTTTTCTTTAGATTTTTTATATGCTTCTTTGATATCTTCAACTTTATGTTCTTTTAAGCCTACTTTCATATCTTCTGCATCTAAATATCTTTTTAAACTTAGGTTAACGCTTTGTGCAAAATTCTCGTATGGTTCACCATGTGATGTAGCTTCTTCTTCTGCTGCACCGGCTGGTGTGTTTGCCCATTCATTAATTTTTTTATCAATTGCTTCTTCGCTTAAACCTGAGTTCTTTAATAATGTAATTAATTGTGTGGTATCCATTGTTGGTGCTTCTGAAATTTCTTCTGCATCAGTGTCTGATTCTTCAGATTCAACTTTGTATTTTTTACCATCAACTTCAAATTCTTTTTTACCGTCTTTTTTAGCTTGTGCTAATGCGCCTGAGAATTCATTGCCTTCATTTGGAGCTTCTTCTAATGAATCTGGAACACCATTGCCGTCTTTGTCTTTCCACCAGCTACCTGTTTCATCATGTGAATCATGTCCACAATCTGTAGTAGGTTTGTGCATTGTGTCACCACAATCATCACAGTGATAGTCTGATGCATTTAGTTGTTGTGCTTCGTCCATATCATCATCCATGTCATCACCCATTGGTAACTCATGATGACGTCTAAAGTCATCTACAAATTCTTTAATTTGATCGCCACTTAAAAATCTAACTAGATCATCAAATACTGGCTGACAGTCGCCTTCAAAATGCATATCAATTAAATCATAAATTGGTTCTGCAAATTCGCCAACTGCTTCTCTTGTTGTAGTTGGTTCTTCAACTACTGGTACGTCTTTTAATTCTCTTTCTGCTGGAGCCTGGCTTTGAGCATCTGCTGTGCCGTGGCTAGCAAGTTTTAGTATTCTGTCTAAATCACTCATTGCCTTTTTCCTTTTCTTTTTTTACTTTCATTAATTCTTTAATGAAACTGGAGTTATACTCGTCACCGTAATGATCTGATGCATTTACTTTTTCTGCATCCTTATATTCACCATCAGCTAGTACGCTTTCAACACGTTCGCTCATAGGTGGAATCATTTCATCTGGTTCATGTTCGCCTTTTACTTTAAGTACACCGTCAGTTAATCCAAGCATATTACGAATATCGTTTTGTATCTGCCAACCGCTAGCGACGATATTAGTTTCAAAATCATGTGTAAAAACTTCGTATCCTTTGTGATTTGGAAAATCACGTGGAGCACTTTGTAGTATTGTTTTCTTTGCAGCACCGAGTCCTTTAGAGTCGTATTTGCCGAGGTGCTTCTCTATGCGATCACATTGTTCATCAGTTAGATCATGTACTGTTTTAATACAAAACTTCCACGATTTTTTTGATTCGTTTAAGTATTGTGAAAATAGTTTTTTCATTGCGGTTATCTCCTATTAATACTATTTATCTTTTTCAGGCAAATTTTTCATTATTTCGGCAAGCATAGCAGTTCTATCACCAACTATACGCCCTTCTGTCTCTTCTTCTTCGCCCAATTCGTGTTTTTTACCGGCTACATACGCATCTATCTTCTCACTATCCTTTTCAAGTCTAGCTTGACGCATTTGTAACTCAATCATTTTCATTTTCTTGTCCATTTTGGCTTGTTTTGCCTGTAGAGCTGCTGATATCATTTTGCTTGCACTATCAAATATAGGAGCAGCATGTCTATCTTCTACATTTTTACCAAGATCTACTAAATCTTCAAATGTTTCCATGGCCTTCTGTGCATATGCATCCATTTCTCTATCTAACTGTTCTAAACCTTCAACTGTAGGCAATGCAATGTTGGCACGTTCAACCATACTCATTTCACCTTCAATGTTTGCTATTTCTGTTTTAAGTTCTTCAGTAGTAGGCGCTTCCTTTTCTGTTTCATCAGGAAGTAATTCATCTAAATCTGGTAAATTTAATTCTTCTTCTAATTTTTTTGTCATTTTCTTTTCTTTTTAGAGTTTTGAGGTTTATTAAAAATTTGATGTTCAGTAATAACCCTAAAACTCATTCCTTGTTGTTTACACCAGGCATGTGCGGCTGCCCATTTTGAGTGATTAACTACTGCTGCTGCCTTTTGAGCTTGTGTTTTTGCTTCGCTCAATGTCTGACTAGCTGGTTTAATCTCAACCATCTCAGCATGATTTTGTCCTTTCTTGTCTTTGTATACTAATAACAAGTCAGGTACATAAGTACTCATTTTTCCAGTAAGTGGGTTTTTATATGGGATTCTGTGTGTTTCGCTGCCCCAGCCTAGTATTGCTGGGTGATTATCACACATACGAAATACTGCTAATTCCCATCCACTTCTGTAATGTGGTGTTCTTTTGCCTAAGTATTTATCTGGGTTAGAAGGTACGAATTTTCCATTTTGGAATTTCGGCATTAGTGTTACTCCATATATTTAAAATCTGTTTTTCATATCGGCAACAAGAGCAGGGTTATCAGCTAACGCTCTAGCAAATGCTTCGTGATCAATTTCAGCTTCTTTAAATTTTTCTAGTTGTTTAGCCTGGGTTTGAGCTGATTCAGTGTTTACTTCGTCGAGAGCTCTTAATAATGCTGGATCAACTTCATTTGGTGCATCTTCTAGAGCTTTCAATAAACCTGGGTCTACTGTATTGCTTCCTTCTATAACAGCATTTGAAACGTCTGGATGTCTATCAGCAACTGCTTTTAGCGTTTCTGATGAAGTATCGTTTGTAGGAGTTTTAATTCTATAGCCTTCGTATGCAAGTGTTACTCTAAAAGTAGTAGGGCTACTATCTGAATAATCTAGTGTATCAGCATCTGCATTTTGTATAAATGGATGAAATATTTCAATTACATTTTCTTGTTCACTAGTATCAAGTCTAGTAATAGTCATCATTTTAATGTAATGATTTGTTGTTTTTAAATCAAATCCTTTTGGACTGTTTAGCCACTCTACGTAACTATCATCGTTCATTGGTCCTGAAAAATAATGATTAGCGTACTTCTTAAGGAAATTTTCAAATACAGCATCTTTAGTATCGTATGCTGTCAGTGTTATAGGAGTATAATCTATTCCTGTTTGTACTACGCTTTTATTATTATAATTATTAAGTGTTTGTGTTCTATATACAAACGATGGCATTGCCACATTAGCTATACGTGTAAGATTAAGGTTACTACCGTCATGCATAGTTAATCTAACTGCGAAGAGATACTTGTTCCTTGGTATCGCTGTCATCTTAAGGTCTGGTCTATGCGGTAGCGTTTGACCATACAATAGATGTGCGTCATTGCCTATTGCCATTGTTACTAGTCCTTAATTTACTATTGTGTAGCGCCTGTGCCGTCTTTCATGTCAGCTCCAGATAATAGATCAACACTATTTACTGTATGTTCTGCATGATCATAACGTATTGTTAGTGTAACTTGAACCATACTTGAATCTGCATAATTTAAATCACCATATTGTATATTACTAATAAAGCAACCTTGTAGTTGCCATTTATCAAAAGTTTCTGGTTTAGTTGTTCCGTTAGCACCATCTAATGTTTCAATAATAGTTTCAAATTTATACGAACTTCCTGCTTTAGCACTTTGCTGATCTGCATGATCAACTTGTTTGTTTAATTGTGCACCTAACTCTTTGATAACATGTGAATTCATATCATCACGTAACACTACTGTTACTGGTTCCCAAGTATGCTTACCTGCTAGATACATTTTTGAGTTGTATGAATCAACGACAACTTCTTCATGTGTTAAATTAGGTCTTGAAGCACTAATAACGTTTTGTGTTGTTGTATCGCTAGTTGCAGATACACCTAAATTGTTAAATGATACTCTAAATCTATATTGTAGTTTAGGCATCAATGTTGTACCAGGTGTTGCATCAGTTGGTACACCAAAATTTGTAATTACAGCCATTTGTTTTCTCCTATATACTAATACTGTAGTATTTCTGTTATATTGTATTTATCAAATCATTGCTGAAAAATTACAATATTTAAAATTTGTCATATTAAAGGCTACTATATTTCTATAGTAGCCTTTATTTTTAATTAAATTAAACTTTTAACTTAAATTTCGCCAGTATTTACGATTCTAATTGGAATATAAATAAATTCTGCTGATTTTGTAGGCTCAATTGCTACATCAACATAAAATTCATTTGCATCAATTCTTGCAGGCGTATTGTTTGTTGTATCACAAACTACCGCGAAGTCATAAACACCACGTTGTTGCATAATGTTTGATAAGAACCCATCAAATGTTGCTTTAGCATTTGAACGAGTACTTGCATCATTTGGCTCAAACAAGAAAGGTCTTGCTATTACGGCAAAACGTTCTCTTAAATAAGCTGTAAGTCTTGCTACGTTAACTCTGTCTAATGCAGAAGCACTTGCATGCATTGATTTCTGTCCAAATACTACAACACCCTCTGTAGGGAATTTTGCAATTGGATTCATCTTCTGCTCATACATTGCATCTCTAGAACCTTGAGTTAATGATAATTTAACAAACTCATCTTCTGAATTTAAGTAACCAACGTTAGTTGCATTTTGTACAACACCACGTGTTAAACCTGCTGGTGCAAACCATTGGAAGCTCACGTTATCACTGTATGCATATGTGTATAATGCAATGTGTGATGCTGGAGCAACAACGTTATCACCTGTAGAAGGGTTAGTTGTTAATGCGTGTGGATAATAAACCGCACTATAAGTGTTTGATGTTACTAATCCATCTTCGCCATTTTCTGTAGCAGTTGTACCTTGTTTCCAAGCTACTGCCTCGGTTGCATTTAAACGGAATGGAGCGTCAACAATAATAAATGCTGTTTCGTCTCTGTCTGCGTTTAGTGTTACCATTTCATCATATAACTCTGTATAACCTGGAGCTGCAATTAAACGGAACGCTACTGTATCTTCACGTAGTTCTGAACTGCTTGCTGCTGCCTGCATGGCTGTTGTAACAACTTTACGCTGAGCTAATCTACCAAACGAACCTTTGCCGTTTGCTTGATTGCTTGCTTTGTTACGCCATTTCCAAGTTGTTGATAATGTTGTATCATATTCTCTAACTGTGTTAGCTGAACGACACATATTAATACCAGTCATTCCAACTGGGTGTACTAATGGATCTGGAGCGCCTGCTAATAGAGTTGCTTCAAAGCCACCTGCAGTTGTATCGTTAGCTGTAATATCGCCAAATACAACACCTGCACTTGTGCTTTGATCTGTAGCATCTTTTGCCACCCACGCCGTACCGTTATGTCTGTAAATTACAGGATAACCGCTTGCGTCTGTATCAACCCAATAGTCACCGTCAACTAGTGCGTTACTGCCTGTGTCTGTTGTTGGTGCTGTTGTAGTGTATTGTACATCTGCTGCACGTTCCCATTTTTGTGTTCCTGAGTCTGATTTAACTTCATAAACTGCTAATTCGTTTACATCTGGATCAAACCAAAGTTGACCATTTACTGGAGTACCAGTTGGTTGTGTAGTTGATGCTGACACTGGGTATGATCCTGTTGAACCAAATGAATCCCAAGCTGACCCGTTATAACGTTTTAAAAGTAAAGCGCCATTTGCCGCATCGTGGTCAATCCAAAGATCGCCATCTAATAATGTTCTAGCTACACCGCTACTACCATCTTGTGGAATATCGCTTGTTGTTCCATCTGGAGCTGAATCATCTGCATATGTAATTGCTTGTCCAACAAACGAACCACTTGCAGTTGTGTATAAACTTGGTACAATTTTTAATCCACCTTTTGATGTTGTTTTAATCCATACATCGCCTGCAGTGTTTGAAGTTGGTGCTGAATAATGTGGAGCAAATGTTACGTCATCTGCAAATCCAGAATCTAATGCATCCCAACTACCACTAACACCTTTGTAATATACAAATGATGTTGCTGATGTATCGTTTACTATTTCAACTAAGTAATCACCATTAACTACTGTGGCTGTCGCTGCACCTGCCGTAGAAACTATTTCTGCTGTTGGTGTTTTTTCTGCCCACGATGAGCCATCCCATTCAAAAATTCCCCAGCTCGCACCTGTTGGGTTTACCCAATAAGTGTTATTTGCTGCTGAACCTGTTGGTGCTGATGAACTTGGTCTAAGTTCTGTTAGGTTAACATCAGCACGTACTACATACGCCGCTGAAGCTTGTCCTAAAAATGAATATGCTGCCAAAAGTCCGTATTCGTTAGTTTCGTCACCTTGTTGAACTGTACCACTTACTTTACGGAAATCAATGTTTCCAAAGTACTGTGTAAGTTCTCTTTGTGAAGTAACTAGAATAGGTTTTTTTGATTGTGCAGACTTTGTGTATTTTGCAATGCCATCTGTTTCAGTTGAGGTAGGGTCTGCCTTATCCTCACCAGTAGCAATGAATAACATAGGAACAGTTCCGGCTCCTGCTGGGCCGTATACTGATTCGTCTGTTACTGAAACCTGTACGCCAGGTGAAGTAAGATTTGCCATGTTAAGCTCCTTTTTCTATTAGGCTAAATGCCTAAATTTACTATACATGTATTTATTTGATTTTGCTTAAATCGGGGGTTTATAGAGTTAACTTAGTTGTTATTTAAGGCTATATTTATCAAAAGGGCCTCAAAACTTTCGCAAATGCACCTTTCAAAGTTATCTGCCCATTTTCCATGAACAATCATATGGATTCGATTTTCTGTTCCTGTATGCAATACACTATGCTGTCTTCCAATATCAATAGCACGAGCTTCGCCTGGTTGCCATGGTATTAGTCCTGCTTCTTCCTGTGCAAAATGCACTCCGTCTGGATTACTTAAAGATATATTAAATGCTGCCATTCTTCTTTCATCAAAATCACTATGTGGTTGAATAAAACCGCCAGGTTCTAATAACATAAATCTAACTCTTTGAAATTCTTTTATTGGAAAAGAATTCTTTAGCCATTCCACTGTAACTGGACAATCTTTTGCAATTTCTGTCCAAGTATACGGTGCTATATTATCTTCAGTATCAATACCTTCTTCTACATAATATTCTGCAGGTTGTGTTCTTTCTGCTGATTGTCCATGTACTGCAATACTGCTCCATCCAGGATTCCACCCACCTCTATGTTTAACAAACCTATCAAGGAATTGTTCAGCTTCTGCAGTCATTTCTTTATAAGGTACTGGTATATTTAAAAGTAAACTAGGACAATTGCTATGTCTTATAATCCATTTTGCATATTCATTTTCAATACGTTTATCAGTTTTCCAATTGTCATATTCATTGCCAGGTATTTTTAAATCCTGATAGTGTTCTTTTTGTTCACACTCAGTAATAAATCTTTTTACCTGTGTTAAATTACTAAAGTATTCTTTATCTTTTTTTATTTGTTCCATTTTAATAACCTCATTACACTGTCTTTTGGAATATTATAAAAATCATATGGATTCCAATTATCTATCCAACTTATAATTGGATCATCAGTGCCAGGTCCTCTTGCGGCATATAACAATATATTATTATTATTAGATCGTTTCTTTAGTTTAATTAATAAATCATTAAACAACTGCCATCTTTGTTGTAGACTGTAATAGAAGGCTGTAGGAGCGTAATGAAATATATTAGTTAAATGCAAGTAAGTAATCTCATCGCTTGTTATCAGATTTACTAACTCCTGTTGTTTATGCTCATTTAGGATATCAACTTTATAATCGTCAATCTCAATACGGCTAAGTTCATTTTTAATCCAATCACTAAATCCTGTTTTATTTAATTTTTCTATAACTTGTTCAACATCAGTGAGTTGAGCATGGCCTCTGAATTCTGTATTTATATTTTGTTTTATCAACTTTTTAGCAAATTTAGTATATTCTTTACCAGACCACTGCGATATTATTCTACGTGTAATCCTAAGAGCTGTTGCAGAGCAGTCGTATATAGTGATACGGTCTCCTGCTTTTAACCCAAGTTTAAATGCAAAAAAAAGTGTACTAAGTCCAGCGGCTGGAGTAATTACGTGCTGAAATTTTTCATTCCAATTTTTATCTGTGACCATTTTTCTATGAGTAAATTGATGTTCTAAGCGTCTATCACTTGGTAATGTTTCTGTATTAGCAATAAAAAATACTTCGCTTCCAGTAGCCGCTGCTAACGTGTCGGCTCTATGTCTAGGTCCATCTTCTTTTACTTCTTCGTACGTATAGTGTTTTGATACTCTACACTCATGTGACCATGATAATATCTTTTCACCTGATTCTATTAATGATTTTACTATATTCCAACCTTCACGTTTTCCTGAATATGTTTTTAATTGGTTACTTGGTGCTATCCAATGTGGAGTATATTGATCATGATGGTTTTCTTCACTACGTATTGGTTCTATAGTTTCAAATGGTGAATTTTGTTTTTGCTCGCCCCATTCAGGAAATCCAGCGTCAGCCCACCAATTAAGATCTATAAAAAATGCTTGTGGGTGAACCCTATAATAACTTTCATTATTATCTAATATGTGTCCAATAAATTTAGTATCTTTATTTTCTGTATAGAATTTTCTAAATTCATTATAAAAGTTATCACCTTTGAGAATAGAACCTTGTTTAAAAACAATCATTTGTGCAAACCCGCTATCGTATGCTTGTTTTAATAAGTCGTCTATTGTTTCACCTGCGAACTGATTTGGCACAAAAAACCCCATTTCAACTGTCCAATAGTCAGTTAAATTTTTTGTATAACCTTTTGCAAAGTCATCTTTAATGTTGTTATTATATAACCAACCTATTGTTAATTCTTTTGATTTATTTTTTTTATTCCACCATGTTTCATTAAACATACGTTATTCCTTATATCAATTATTTAATATATTTATGTTAAACGATTGTGATGTTTTATGCTAGCTTTTCTATAGTATGCTGTTTAAGTTCTTCAAGAGTAGATGAATTTAGAAGTTCTACATCAAACTCCCAACCTGCCCAACTCCATTCACTTTTATGTACATCTGAATATTTACCAGCCATACCATCTACGAGGTGTGTTCGTTTACCTGATGCATGTGCTATGTTTGTTGTCGAAGCGATGTTCCACCAATCTGGTTTATCACCTCTCCATACAACTACAGTATCTCCACCTAAATTTTTAATTGCTTGCAGTTCATTAAAAAATCTACAATCACTTATAACTACATTTTTTTCTGAATTGATAATTTGTCTTTCGCACGCCGCTACCCATATATCTGGATGAAAGTGTGTTCTTAGTGCATCAGTGCCTACATGTTGTAATGCAAGGCGAGGTGTGAAATTTGGAATGTTTAAACGTGTAGCCCACCATTCATCAACAGTTTCTCTCCAAACTCTGCTTTCTGGTGTGTTACCTTCTAGTAGTATTCTATCCCATCCAAAAATATTAGCACATGCATCTTTTAGCACACCAGCAAAACTGACTCGCTCAAATCCTTGTTCAATTAAGAATCCGGCTGCAGTGTCTTTGCCATGTCCAATAAGTCCACATATGCCAATTATTTTTTTCTTCATGTTTATATTATACTAACTTTCTATAAAAATGTCAAGTTATCTTTTACTTAAATCACGCATGTGTTTTAATAATTGCTTCCAAGTGACTATTGGTTTTTTGGGTATGAGATATGTTTTAGGAATAGTAGGTATGCATTGATTACATCTGCAATGATCACAAATTTTAATTTGTTTATATTCCCCACCGTCTATTGCATAGTCTTGTGCTTCTGCATATCTGGCTGTTCCACAATGTGATCCCCAACCACAATTCTGACATGAGCCGCCATTGTGATCATGGATTGTGTTGAGATGCATTTAACCAATAACAAATCCAAGCCCAGTACTTCCATCATTATACAATGTAAGTTCTGTCTCTAGCTTATCAATTTCTGTCAAAGCGTCTGTACGTAATTGGTCTGCGTTCATTGTAGTACCACCTTGTGGTCCTGCTATCTGTGTAAATTTACCACGTGCTTCTGCAAGCATTAATCTTGCGTGTGCAAATGCGTAATCCTTTATCCAAGGACCAGCATATGTATCTTCTAGTAAACTTTCTGTAGGTCTGTAGTTATAACAATGCAGTACTGCATTGTCATCTGCTTTAATTTTTCTTTGTAGAATTAATTTTTTATCTTGTGGGCGCCAAGTAAACAATAGCTCTGCACCAAACAGTCTACCCATTGTTTCTCTGTTTTGTTGTAGGAAATCAAAACTTGATAGTCCACCGTTTCTGCTACTACCTAACAAGTATGTGTTAAGGTAAGCCGCTTGGAATGGTTCTATATCATTTCCTGTTCCACTGCTCACACCAGTTGTACGTCTGTAAATATCACGTACTTCCATTACTTCTGATGGAAGTGTATATTCACTTTGATCTTTTATTATTTCAAGAATGATAAAACTTTCTTCTACGGCATTTTCGGCACGTTGTCTGTATTTTGCTAATGCTTTTTCGGCGGCAAGTTCATAGTGTTCTGGATCGAGTTCAACATCGACCATTCCACCGCCTAAGCGTAGTTCTATTTCTTTTTGAAGTTTGTTTATAGCTGCCATTTAAATTCTCCTACTATGTATTTATCATAGTATCACTTATTAAAGGCGGCTAATAAGATAGTCTCTCCATTAATACGTCCATTTAACTTAGTTTCAGTTGTTTTTAGTGTTTCAAACAACTTTTCTGTTTTGGCTCTTGTGGCTTTTTTAAGTTCTGGTAGAAATTCTTGTGGCTTACGAATTGTGCGTTGTAAACTCTTTTCTTCATCATATCCTGTTATGGTAGTTCCTTTAACACTTAGCCCACTACCTTCTCGTTTTAATCCCATAGGGTCTACATTCTTAGCATAATACAATCCAACTTTACGGTTTTTAGTGTTAAAAACCACCAGTATACGGGCGTAAACGATTTCTGCTGGTGTTATGCTACCTAAACCGTATTCGGCGTCTGTTTGCTTAAATTTGAGCTTCTTAACAATGTCTTCTGGGCTCTTTATACGTGTTTTGCGTGGCTTACGACCTGCTTTGCTTTCTGCCTCTACAATATCACATGCATCTGTAATTTTACGATATAATTCTAATGCACCTTTTTGTTGTGCAGTGGACATGTGTTCATATCCTTCTTCCAACTGCAAACGCATATCGTCTTTGTCTTCTTTTTTAACTTTTTTAGCAAGCTCTGTAAACTCTGCAACATTGTCTTTGTATATGTTACGAATAATTCTTACATGTGCCTGTTTAGCCGATACTCTACGCAATAATGCATCTGGCTTAAAATCTTTTACAAGTTTTGGATCATATCCGCTAACTACCCATTGTTCTAGAAAGTCTTCTATTTCATTAGTCATTTGCAATGCGGCTGCATGTAGTAGTTGTTGTATAGTTGGCTTTGGTCTACTTGCCTTTTTTGCTTCTGCTTCTGCTAAACGCTCAGCTTCTTCTACGTGTTCTTTGCCATCTTCAATTGCTCGTTTAACTGTTTTATGAATAAACTCACTGATTGGAGTTGGAGTGCCACTTGTGCCAGGCAAACTTTCCCAATATGCATTCCAGGCCAAATGTTGATCTGGACAACCCATTGTAAGCATCCGACAATAATATCCTGTAGTTGCATTAATAGATCCAGCTTTTGCTGCCTTTACACATTTTATATCTTTTTTATCATAACCATTAGCAAGCATCCAATCCCATGCATAATCAACAAGAACAGAAGTTTTATAATTACGATAATAGTAGTCAGTTGCGGCTTGTCGTGCCTGATGATACTCTTTGCCAGACCATCCGTCTGCACCTTCCCAACTAGGATCTTTTAATTGATTTGCTCTAATTCGTTCTGATGGCCTGCGTGGTTGCTTACGCTTTGTCTTAGGTAATGCCATTTTACTTTTCTCCGTTATAATCGTCAAACATTCGACGTTCCATGTCGTCGGCTATTTTTTGATACTTATCAATTACCAAAGAAATTCGTCGTTTAGCGGTTAAATCAGTGGTTTTAGAATATAATTCATTTAATTCGTCTATAAAAGATAAAATTTCTATCATCGATTGTCACTCCAGGTTGGTATAATTTAAAACAAGTTTACGCTAAAACTTTTATTTCGTCAACCTTTTTAAATCCAAAATCTGCAACAACGTGTTTTACACCGTCTGTGCCTTCAACAATATCACCAACACTAAGACTGTGCATAGGTGCTAATCTTTCAATTAATTCTTCTGGGCCCATGTTACCTACATGGAAAACACCTTCAAGGTCTTCAGCAGTAATATTACTAACATGTGTATAATATCCTCTGTTGAATGCATCTGCAGAAATTTCATTTATATCATTTTTTCCAAAGTTCATACTCAACCTTAGAGAATTTTTATGAACTGCGTCATGTCCTTCATCGTTAATAATATCGATTTCAGCATCTGTTAATCTAATTTGATATACTTTAAATTTTTCCATTGTTACACTCCTATGTTGTTAAATTCAGTTTTCATACTGTACGGTAATCCAAGACTATAACAAATATAGTCTGCATCTTTCTCATTGTCAAGTTCTTCTGCTTGCAATATCCAACGAATAGCGTCTTTACGAGTTTGACCCATATCCATGTATTTTTTAATTGAAGATTCAAACTTAGAAACTGCTTCAGCTTCCCATTTAGCTTCTTCTTCCATTTGTTCTTTAACTGCTACAGAAATTCTATCAGCTTCGTTTTTAAGCTCTTGTGTAGTCATTGCTTCAAAATCATAATGACGACCTTTTGTACCATAAGCATCTTTATGACCTTCGTAAATATAAGTTGCTAACTCATCACGTTCAAGCTCTACAAGATTAGTAATACCACGTTCAATCCAATAAGCCTCATCTTCAGGGTACATACCTGACCAACTACCTGGATTTTCTTCCATCCAAGCCTTAGCTTTAATATTACGTGATTTAATTTCTGCAATTAGTTCTTTCATTATGCCCACTCTCCTATACCCTCATGCATTGCATGAATACAAATTTTATAATTTTCTTGTGTAGGCTTCAAACCATTTTGTTTACACAATTTCTTTGCTTGAGGAGTCATAAAACCTTTTTCCTCTAACATACTTAAAGGTGACTTACCAGCTTTGTAACCTTCAGCAAATTCTTCAACTGTAAAGTTTTTAACTAGGAAGTTCTTAAAAGCACCTTGAAAGAACACATACTTAAACCTAGCAATAAAAAGTTCTACTGGCATACCAATACGTGAAGGATGAATTTTATCCTTACCATATACTTCATCATATGTAGGTTGACCTTCATATGTACCATTATACATCAAATATCCACCGTGGTAACTAAATTTTGTTTTATCAAATTGTGTCATTTGTTGCTCCTTTTTTTATTAACTATACTTATAGTATACGGTAAGATGTCTTACTTGTCAACCTTTTGGGTCATAAAAAAACCCTGTAAAATCAAAGACTTACAGGGTTTTTATTTTTTTTTTGGCTTTTATTTAATTTTTTTTGCTATTTTTCGTTAATTTGACGTTCAAACTCTCTTAAACGTTTGAATACACTCATTAACTCAATAAGTGTTGGCCATGCTCTAAAGAGATATTGCATACTGCCTTCTACTCTTCCAAATGCACGAATAATCTGTTGCATTACACCCAGTGTTACAACGCCGGCTACAATAGCTGGTGCTAAGAACACATAAGCTGATAACACGTTTGCTTGTAAGTATGTAATACGTCCTACATTAAAGTACAAATAACGCAAATAAGACTTAAAGTGAATACTACGAACATCTTGGAAAAGTTCGTTAATAGTCTTTGGTCTTACAGTTTCATCATCTTCTGCAATAACAAGTATTTTTCTGTATGCGGCTTCTTTCTTTTGCAAGTCATATTCTACACCAACTAAGCGTAATATCCAACCTAATGCGATTAAGAATAATGTTCCACCTACTGACCATATAATGGCACCTGTTACAAGTCCATATTGCCAATCACCAAAGAAGAAGATTGGAATACCAACTGATAATCCTAATAGAATAGGAACAAACTGTACTAGAACCATAATTGATTCAATAAAACTTGTACCTAGACCTTCCATAATACGACTAAACTTAATCGTATCTTCTTGTACCCTTTGTGCGGCACCTTCTATAGTTCTAGCTTTGTCATATACTGAATGATACCATTCTACCATTGCCGTACGCCATCTAAATAGAAAGTGAGCTGTAAAATAACTTACTACAACTGCAATACCTACGTATATGGCGGCTAAGTATAAGAAACTTGCTAAACTACTCCAATACTCACCTATGGTGATTGCATTGGGTGTTGCTAGGGCTTTCTGGATCATATCATAAAACTGACCAAACCATTCGTTAATTTTAACATCAATTTCGACCTGAACCCAAAGTGATGATAAAATTATTGCAGATCCTAACCAGGACCACAATGCCCATTTCTTTTCTGTGAAAAATCTAAACATAGTCTTTTCCTTATATAAAATGCAGATTATTAACTGCATACATAACTATTTAGCCTTTCTGCGATATGTTATTATAAAAATGGATAAATACATTATAACAAGGAAAACCACATGCCAAGACTCAGTTTATACAAACCTTTTAAGGGAAATGATTACACTTTTATGGATCACAGTATCCGTGAACAATTTGATATAGGTGGAACAGGTATACATGTACACAAATACCTAGGACCAGATGTACAGAATAAAAGCAATGACCCAAGTGAGCCTAACTATGGCAGTGGATTAGAAATTGACAACATTACTGGTGAAGAAATTAATCCAGAAGGTCTAATTGACGAAACTAACATACAAGACTTGCTGTTTATGGAAAACAGAGATCGTAAATACGATCCTGATATTTTTGAACTACGAGGTGTATACAATGTTAGTGATAATGACTTTGATTTA